TGCTTGGGATAATTTAGTTTATGTAGACTGTTGTAGTGATTGTTTTAATAAAACCAAGAAAGGAGAATGCTAATGGATAAAAATACTAAAAATGATGATTTTATCAAGGAGATGGAGGACTTTTTGAAGAGAGATGACGAAAACATAGGTCATTTTCATGCAGATAAGTTTTTATTATCTGAAGATTTTGAAATTAGGGGCTTGACAGATGATGATTTATCGTATATAAGACAGTCAGCTGTCCGAGGGTAGTATATTAATAATATAGGAGATTGATAATGATAATAGCTTGGTGGAGTGCAGGTGTTACTAGCGCTGTTGCGACTAAACTAGCAATAGATAAATATGGTAAAGATAATGTAGTGCCTATTTATTTTCATATTGACTCAGCACACAAAGATAATAATAGATTTAAAGAACAGTGTGAGGAGTGGTATGGTAGAGATATAGTTGTAAAACAGTCAGCAAAGTATGGCGACCAGTTCGACGTAATTAAGAAAGAACGATACGTAAACGGTCCAAGTGGTGCTAGGTGTACACTAGAACTTAAGAAAAAGATTAGGATTAATCTAGAAAAAGAATTAGATTACAGTGGACAGATATTTGGCTTTGAATACTCTAAGAAAGAAATAAATAGGGCTATTAGGTTTAGAGAACAATATCCTGATGCAAAGCCTTTGTTTCCACTAATAGATAGTAAAATGACTAAACCTGAGTGTTTATATTTTCTAGAGAAACAAGGTATAGAACGACCACTTATGTATACGCTTGGTTATACAAATAATAACTGTATAGGTTGTGTAAAGGGTGGTAAAGGTTATTGGAATAAGATTAGGGTAGACTTCCCTGACTATTTTGATAAGATGGCTAAGGCTGAAAGGTATGTGGGTAACTCTTGTATTCGACATACATTTCTTGACGAGTTAGACCCTGAAGCAGGTCGACACACACCTATGGTTATGCCTGACTGTGGTAACTTTTGTGACTTGGAGTTTACTGATATAGAACACCCAAAAGTTGACACAATCTATGACAATCCTAATAAACTTATGGAGATTGCATGAACTTATACGAATATGTTCGTGATTTAGATGTGCCTGTAAACGAGACTGTACGAATAAATTGTCCTATGTGTAATGGTTTAAAGACATTTACTATTACAAATAGCATGGGTACAAGGCTATGGAATTGTTTTAAGGCATCGTGCGACGCTAGTGGTAGGGCTAGAATGCATATGTCAATAGACGACATGCGTAAAATAGCTGACTCACGTAACAGTGAAGCACAAAAGCAAGAACCCTTTGAATTACCTGAATACATAGTTAAAAAGTCTAGACATACTATGTATGATGTAAAAGATAATCGAGTAGTCTATCTTATACATGATGAAAAGGGTGTACTGGTAGATGCTGTAGGTAAAGCTGAAAGCAAGTACAAACTACCTAAATGGAAACGGTATGGGAAAAGTAGAGTGCCATATTTTATAGCTTTAGATGGGGCAGGTACTATCATCACCAGTCCTCACGACGCGTCAGATGTATGTGTCGTTGTAGAGGACTGCATTAGCGCTTTAGTCTGTGCTAAACAAGGTGTCCCTGCCGTAGCCATTCTAGGTACAAGTTTGCTTGAAGAATACAGAAAATATCTAAGTGTATTTAAAAAAGTTATTGTAGCATTAGACCCTGATGCTTTGCCCAAGACTATGGCAATGGCTAAAGAATTACGTGGTTGGGTTGACAATGTAAAGATTTTAAGTATAATAGATGACTTAAAGTATGAAAACGAAACTGATATTAACAAACTAAAGGAGATGGCATGGAACTAGCTTTAATAAGAAGTTTGATGGATAAAGACTTTTATGATGAACATAGAGGGTCTAAATGTCCTGACAGACTATTTAGCAAAGATGTTCGTAAGATTAAGTCAGCTATAGATGATGCTATGGGTAGGTACGAAAGAAGTGTTACCCCTGATGAAATTGAAGCATTGTTTATATCTAGTAATCCTACTCTTACTACATCGCAAAAGACTAGCTACGATACTTTATTTAGACAGATAAAGAAAGAAGAAGCTATGGGTACAGATGTAGCCCAAGAAGTCTTATCTAAATTATTTCAACAAGTTATTGGAGAAGATATAGCCAATATAGGCTTTGATTATGTTAATGGTACAAAGAATAGTTTAGAACCATTACGTAATATATTAGAGCAATATAGTGATGACTTTACACCTAACCTAAATATAGAATGGGAAGATATATCTATTGAAACTCTTTTATCTAAAAATGATATGGAGACTAGATGGAAGTTTAATATTCCTAGTTTATCTAGAAAAGTAGCAGGTGTAAATGCAGGGCATCTTATAGAAGTAGGCGCTAGACCTAATACTGGTAAGACATCTTTTCATGCAAGTATGATTGCAGGAATAAATGGTTTTGCTAGACAGGGAGCTAAGTGCGTAATACTTTGTAATGAAGAAGCTGCCCATCGTGTAGGCGCTAGGTATCTTACTGCTGCATCAGGTATGACTGTTGGAGAGATTCAACATAACATGATAAAAGCAGGAGATGCTTATAGCCCTGTGCGAGATAATATTAAAATAAAAGATGCCACATCAAGAGATATGTCTTGGGTAGAAAGTGTATGTAAGACATTTAAGCCTGACATACTTGTATTAGATATGGGAGATAAGTTTGCTAAGATGGGTGGCTTTGCTAGAGCAGATGAAGCATTAAAAGTAAATGCAATACATGCTAGACAAATAGCGAAAGAATACCAGTGCGCTGTGTTTTATATGTCACAGTTATCAGCAGAAGCTGAGGGTAAGATTATTCTTAATCAAAGTATGATGGAAGGTAGTCGTACAGGTAAAGCTGCTGAAGCTGACTTAATGTTACTAGTATCTAAAAACCCTATGAAGAATGAGGGAGATGAAGAAGATTTACAAAGGCATATAAATGTGGTAAAGAATAAACTAACAGGTTGGCATGGTATCGTTACCTGCGAGCTTAACTATGAAGTAGGAAGGTATGAAGAGTAATGAAGTTAGTTCTTGATGTAGAAAACACAGTTACCAATCGTGATGGTAAAATGCACCTAGACCCTTTTGAGCCTACTAATTCTTTAGTAATGGTTGGCATGCTTATGGAAGACGGTAAAGAAGTGCAGGTTGTATTTGACCATGCAGAAAAGTCTAATACTTTAAATGGTACTAATTTGGTACAGAATGCTTTAGACAAAACTACTTTACTTGTAGGACATAACATAGCATATGATTTAGTGTGGTTATGGGAGTCAGGGTTTAGTTATAATGGTAAAGTATTTGACACTATGCTAGGTGAATACGTACTACAACGTGGCATAAAAGAACCGTTGTCTTTAGAAGCCTGTGCTGAAAGATACAGGTTAGAAACTAGAAAACAAGATACTCTAAAAGAATATTTTAAAAAGGGATACACTACTAGAGATATTCCCTTTAATGAGTTGTCTAGTTATTTATCTTCTGACTTACATGCTACTAAACAGTTACACGATAAAATATGTAATCGTTTAAATAATGACGCAATGCCTTTAGCAAAAACAGTAGACCTAACTAATGATTTGTGTTTAGTTATTGCTAGGATTTATCAAAGAGGGTTTTCTGTAGATACTGATGCTTTAGATAATGTGCAAAAAGAATTTGAACAAGAGCAACTACAGTTACAAAGAGATTTATCTAATATGGTATCTGAATTAATGGGAGACACACCTATTAATTTAAATAGTCCTGAGCAACTATCTACAGTTATATACAGTAGAAAACCCCAGGATAAAGCTACCTGGTCAAGCAATTTTGTACCCAATATGCATACGTCAGACTTTAGAAAAGAAGTAAGTATAAACAGTCAAGTTGTGTACAAAACTAAAGCTAAACAATGTAGTAATTGTAGAGGTAAAGGTTATTATACAAAGACTAAAAAAGATGGTAGCCCATATGCTAAACCATCTAGATGTCCTTCCTGCGATACACAGGGTTATCATTTTATTCCTACAAATGAGCAGGCAGGATTAAAGTTTAATGCGCCTAAATCTAAATGGGTAAGCGCACATGGTTTTAGTACATCTAAGGCTAACTTAGAAGTATTAGAAAAAGCTGCAAAGCAAAGGGGATTGAAGACAGCAGAAGAGTTCTTATATAAAGTAAGAAGACTAAGTGCAGTAGACACATACTTATCTTCCTTTGTAGAGGGTATTAAAACACATATAAAACCTGATGGTAAGTTGCATGTAAGACTATTGCAACATAGAACATCTACAGGTAGATTAAGTGGAGCAGACCCTAACATGCAGAACATGCCTAGAGGTGGTACATTCCCTGTAAAAAGAGTATTTAAGTCACAGTGGAGTAAAGGCATGATATTAGAAGCTGACTTTGCTCAATTAGAGTTTAGAGCTGCAGCTTTTCTATCACAAGATAAAACAGCAATAAAGGAGATTGAAGATGGTTTCGATGTTCACGCATATACCGCGAAAGTTATTTCGGATAATGGGCAGGCTACCACTCGTCAGGAAGGAAAGGCTCATACGTTCGCACCACTCTACGGAGCTACAGGGTTTGGGAGGACAACTGCTGAAGCAGCATATTATGAACAGTTTACGGACAAGTACAAGGGTATCTCGCTTTGGCATAATAAATTGGCTAAGGAGGCTTTAAACACAGGTAAAATTACCACACCGTCAGGTAGGCAGTTTGCTTTCCCTGATGTAGAAAGAAGAATGCGAGGTGGAGTATCTCACTTTACACAGATAAAGAATTACCCTGTGCAGTCTTTTGCTACGGCTGATATTGTACCAGTCGCTTTACTTTATATAGAAAAAAGACTTACAGATATGAAATCTTGCATTGTCAATACTGTACACGACAGTATAGTTATTGATGTACATCCACAAGAGGAAAACCAAGTTATCTATATAATTGACTCAACAAATAAAATACTTACAGACTTAATACAAAATAAGTGGAACATAGTATTTAATGTGCCTTTAGCACTAGAAGCAAAAATAGGTAAAAATTGGCTTGACACAGTGGATGTTTTGTGATATAACATAAAAACTTATTAAAGGAGATATTATATATGAATGATATAATGAATATTAATACTGATAATTACGCAGTAATGGCAAAAGCTATGGGCTTTGCTAGCGAAAACAAAAAATCTTCTGCTAAAGCAGTTATACTTCCTAGATTTAGGATATGGCATCAACCTATTATGGGGCAAGCCAAAGTTAATGGTAAGACTGCTAATGTAGAAGTTGTTGAAGGTGGTTCATACAGACTGGAAATACCTTCAAAAGAAGAGGGTGGTGATTCGACTTTTATATTTTCTAAGTCGGCAACCTTTAGAGTCTTTGCACAAAGATTTATGTGGCGAAGATTTGTTGCTAATAAAAACCCTAAACCTAATGAGCCAAAAGGTTCTTTTCATAGAACATTAATGGCAGATAGTTTATCTTTTGATTTAAAGGATAATATGGGTGGTTTTAATTGTGGCAAACCTTCAGGTTATGTAAAAGACTTTAAGGCACTTCCTCAAAACATGCAAGACTTACTTAGACAAATAAGAAAAGTAAGAGTCTTGTTTGGATATGCAACTCTAGTAGACCCTGTTGATTCAGACGGTAAGCCTACTAAATTAGATACTACACCTGTGATATGGGAGATAGATAATAGAAATGCTGTCGCTCATTTAGGAGAGGTATTATCTGAAGTTGAAAAGAAAAAGAGATTGCCTATTCAACACAATATAAGTTTAGTAACTGAAAAGAATGAATTGCCTAATGGCACTAGTTACTATACACCAGTCGCCACTGTCGATATGAAAAACTCTATTGATATTGTAGACTCTGACCAAGAAGTGTTTAAAGACTTTATGGAATATATTAAAAACTATAATGATTATGTCAACACACAATGGTCTGAAAAGTCTGCAGATGCAGAGCCATCAAAAAACGACATGAAAACTGTAGAGTCTTTCGTAGACATTGACGACACTGAGGTAGCGTAAATTAATGTTAAAGAATAATCCTTTTGAGGTGCATAACATTAACTACCTATCACCTAGCAGCATAAATACCTACATAAGCGATATGCCTATGTGGGTAGCTAGGTATCTATTTGGTATTAAATCAGGTAGTGGAGCAGGTGCTATCAGAGGTACTGTACAAGAAGCTGTACTAGCTAATAAGTATACTACAGGAAAGTTTGATTTTAATTTATTAGAAATACAATTTATGGATATGTGTGCAGAATCTAATATTGATTTAAATAATCCTAAAGTAGCTAAAGAAAAAAGTTTACTTAGAAAGTTTGGTGACATTCTTGATAAAAACTTTAAGTATGAAAACTTAGAAGAGTATCAAGAAAAAGTTAAAGTACAGTTTGATGATATGCCTGTTCCTGTAATTGGGTACATTGACTTTAGATTTAAAGATAAGATTGTTGATTTAAAAACATCTACAAGAATGCCAAGTCAACCTACTGAAGCACAGAGAAGACAAATGGCATTGTATTCTATGGCATACCCAAACAATACTGTAGATTTATTTTTTGCTACACCAAAAGATTATAAAAAGTTTACGCTTAAAAATTTATCTGTATATAAAGAACAACTTAAAAAGGTAGCTTTTAGTATACAGAAGTTTTTGTCTATTAGTAATGACAAACATGAGCTAGCTTCTTTAATCTATCCAAACTATGATTCATGGACTTGGAGTGATTACTTAAAGAAAGAAGCAAAGAAAATATGGGGAGATAAATAATGTCAGATTTTAAAGCAGATGATATGGCAGAAATGATTAAGGAAAAAGAAAAAGAACTCTTTGAACTTAAAAAAGAATATCGCGAACGTAGAACCGAAGGCTTACGTCATGCACTAGAACAGAAAAAAGAAGCTGAAAAACTAGTACGTGACGAGATGAAAGCTCTTGGTTATGACACCACAACCTATCGTTATTGGTTATAGATGTCAGCGTATAGTGCTACCCAAATGGCACGTAAACATGGGTATAGGAGTGGTTTAGAGGATAAAGTTGCTACTTATCTTATAAAACAAAACGTCAATTTCCTATATGAAAAAATTAAGATTGAGTGGGAAGACCTCGCATATCGCACCTATACCCCTGATTTTATATTAGATAATGGAATAATAATAGAAACAAAAGGAAGGTTTATCGCATTAGATAGGAGAAAACATCTCGCTATCAAAAAGCAACATCCTGAATTAGATATAAGATTTATCTTTACAAATAGTAAAAATAAATTACGTAAAGGAGCTAAGTCTTCATATGCAGAATGGTGTGTTAAACATGGTTTTAGGTACTTTGATAGAATAATACCTGAGGACTGGTTAAAAGAAAAGGGTAAGAATAAGTATCCTAAATTTATAAAATACAAAAATAAAAAGATAAGGAGATAGTATGCGAATAAACAACGAAGATTTTTATATACAGCTTGTACCTGACTTGG